TCAGTGTACTCGCGATGCGCCACAGGAAACGCAAATGTAACAGCAATTGCGTCGGCTGCGTCCGGCGAGGCCAAGCCACGCGACTTCATGTCCTTCTTCGACTCCAAGAAAATCGTCCCTCTTGAGTCTGGCTTCATCATAGGCGAAATCAAGTCCGTTTTCAAGAACCTGTCGTTTGGAATGCTCGCCGTCTTCAACCACTCCCGCATGTCGCCCCACATCTGCGCGCGCATGTTGCCGTACATGATCGGGTTCTTCGCCTTATTCCCGAAGTTCACACCCTTGATCTTGTACCTCTGTTCCTTCAGCCGGTCCACAATCCCCGCGCCCAAGCCACCTTCGTCGATCACGACCAGCGTGGGCTTGAATTCTTCAATTGCTTCGATCACGTGCCCCACCACCGTCATGGTGTCGTCGCCTCTGTGGCGCATGATCTTCACAATGTCCCGACCTTGGCGCACCGCGATGACCGTGGCATCTGCTCCAAACCGCGCCGGATCGACACCGATCACGATTGGCGCGCTGGCATCCTGGTACTTCTTGCGTTTCATCGCGTCGTCCACAATGTCGGCTCCGATGAACTGATCATCGCCCGCGTTGGGGAACTGACCGTACACCTCGACGTGCGCTTGTGCTGAATCCGGTCCATATTCGGCGATGATCCGCTCATAAACCTGTTTGTCGGTGCCTTCTACCGTGCGCGCGTCCACGACGCGGGTCTTCCAGAACTCACGTTTACTGTTGAACGCTTCGTAAAAGTACCCAGTGTTGCGCCGTGGGTTGGAAAACGCCAGCCAGAAGCGATTTGGTGTATTTTCTGTGAAAAAACCGCCAGTAACGGCCCAAATTGAGTCGTCAATACCGCTAGCTTCGTCAAAAACCACCAAAACACCATCGAAATTGTGCACACCAGCGTACGCGTCGGGGTTTTCCGCTGACCAAAGTCGGCCTTCCACGCCCCAGTAGCGTGTGCCCTTCTTCAAATCGCGCTCGACCAGTTCGGTCAGCCACTTGGCAGGCATCACTCGGGTGGCTGACACCTCAAACCAATGGCTGTTGATCGACATTGCCAGCCATTTTGTGATCTCGGCCCAAGTGATACTGCGTAGCTGAGATTCTGAGTTGGCCGATATGATGGTCGTCGAGCCAATCCTTGTCGCCACCATCCAGATCGTGACCCAACTGACCAGTGCCGACTTACCAATACCACGGCCAGACGATATTGCCTCTTGCAATACGTCAAAGTCCAATTTATCGCTATTAGCTTTGATATGCACCGCAATATCCAGCAACACCTCGCGTTGCCATTTGCGCGGCCCTTGGAAGTTTTCCAGTGGTGTGCCCTTGACACCCCAAGGAAACGCGAACATCACAAACGCCAGCGGGTTGTCCTTGATCGCCGGACTCCAAAGTCTGGCCATCAGCTCTTGTTCGTCTTCAGCGCTGTATATGGTGTTCTGCATTTACCTTGTGTTCCAGTGTTGGACTTGGTTCGTGAGCCAGCACGTCGATGACCCGTGACTCCGCTTGGCGTAGCGCGCCGATGATGCTGATGCGCTGGTCAACATCAATGCTGATAGATTGCTTGGCCACCCAACCGTGTGAGTGTTGCAGGATTGCCAGCGCCGCCTTAGCGTCGCCTTCCTTGGCCGCTTTGTGCAGACACAGAGACATTTCCAACTCACCATCAGCTTTGCCTTTTTGCGCGGCCATGTCGGCGATGGGGTCCAACTCGCACAGTTGCCGGTACTCGGTAGGCAACATGCCAGAAGCCAGCGCCAATGCGTCGCCTTTGAGGCCGAGCTTGGCGGCTTCGTAGATTTTGTTTAACCGCGCTTCGGTTGCAACAATCTTGCGCGGCTCAAAAGGTAGGCTGTGAAACATGTGCGGAGTGTAAACCATGTTGGTGCTGGCGCAGGGAGTTCTGAAATATGCCAAGACTGAGGAGCAGTATGAGTCTCAGGTGCTATGCGCCAGCAATTGGAATATACCAAACTGTGGGTCATGTGGGCAATTTAAAAATAAAAAAAAATTGTTCGTGAAACCTCCGTCACCGTTGGGCCCAGGCCGTCGGCCCTACCCACCCCCCTAAGTTAGTGAGCACTTACATACAGGCCACAAGTTAGTGAGTACTCACTTACATTCCTAAGTTAGTGGCCACTTACATATAGATTTGACAAGTGAGTGACTACTAACTTAAACGAAGTAAGTGCTTACTAACTTAGCCAGGCGAAGTGAGTGGCCGCTCACATAATGGCTGAATACTTATCAAAACTATAATGTAGGCAATGTAGGCAATGTTGTCATATGTTTTTAGTCGCTGGCCAAACGGCGTGGCCGTACCTACTGTATAGCTATATAGTATTACTTTTTAACTTGCTAAACGAATATATAAATAATTGACAACATGACCTACAAACCAGCAAAAACCCAGTATCTATAAGCTTTTTTTGTAGGTCATTCGGCACGTTTTCAAACTGCCTACAGTTTGCCTACACTGCCTACAAAAAATAGGGTAAACCCCTAGAAAATAGTTGTTGACAATTGCAAGGAATATCCTTACATTATATCTACCGGCGCAAAATCGCACCGGCAACAACTAAACGAAAGTAAGACCATGACTGATATCACCGTACAAGCCACTAAAAAAACACTTACCGCCGCGCATAAGGCTTTTGTAAAATACCCCAGCGCGACCAACTGGCGCGCGCTTGAAGCGGCCATGCTTGATTATCAAGCTGCGCATCAATCCGCGCTTTTGGAAAAATCTTATATGACAGTGATCGCGCAAGCTGACAAACTTATAAACATAATGAGCGCGTAAACCATGAATCACAAAATCAACATCACAAAGTCCCGCGCTGGCCATTACACCGTGACCGTGCGCGATCCCAGCGGCGCGCGCGTTTTTTACCGCGACCTAGTATCGACACTGCAGCTGGCCAAACGGTACGCATTCGAATATATGGATCGCGTCAACGCGGCGCGCGCGTAAACCACACCGGCCAGCGCGCGTCGCTGGCCGATTCTCTCAATTCAATCAACTAAATTAAAGGAAAGTATCATGACAAAAATTCTCGGATATATCGCATATGAGGGCGCATCAATGATCGACGGCGCGCCTATTGTTGTCATTGTCAACAAAATCAACAGCGACAGTAAAAACGACAAGACCGGCGCGATTGTGCAAACCTTTATTATTCGCAGCGACATCGCGCCCATGGCCGCCGTGCAAAGCGGCGCCGATGTGGCCATATGCGGCGATTGTGAACACCGGCCAGCGCTGGCCAAGCAAACCGGCGCAGCGCCGTGTTATGTACAGGTAGGAAAATCGGTTCAATCGGTTTATCACGCATATAAGCGCGGCCGGTATGTAAAAGCCGATGCGGCCACAATCGCGCGCGCGCTGGCCGGCAAAATTGTGCGCTTGGGCACATATGGGGATCCCTTTGCAGCGCCGGTCACAATGTGGAATCAGATTATTAGATTCGCCGCCGGTCATCGCGGGTATACCCATCAATGGCAACGCGCCGATTTTGATGCCCAAGCATGGGCTCCGCTAGTCATGGCCAGCGCGGACACAATCGACCAGGCAGCGCATGCGAACCTATTAGGCATGCGCGTTTTCCGCGTGTCGATCGGTGTTGACAAACAATCCGGCGAGGCCGTATGTCCGGCCAGCGCCGAGGGTTTGCGCCGCTCTACATGCGCGAAATGCACACTATGCGCGGGCACATCGATTCAAGCGCGTGATGTCGTTATCGCCGATCACGCCGCCGGTCATGCGCGGCGGGTTATAGCTATCGCCGCCGCTTAATATTCGACTGCATGCGGCCATTGTGACCGCATGCGGGCGCGTATTGCGTCAATTCAATCAACTAATCGAAGGGTAAAAAATGAAAACGGAAATTTTGATCTATGCGTTAGAGCGCGGCGAGACGCGCCGGTATACCGAGCATTTAATAAGCACACAGTGTCAAACCGCCGCCGATATTGAAAAAGTTAAAGCGGCGGCCAGCGCGGAGGGTTTTCACTCATTCCGTGTGGCCACATATGACGGCGCGCCGCCGAATTTTCTCAAAGCTTTAAATATCTAAGGGGTAAAAAATGACTTATTTCGGCACCTATAACCGGCTGCGCTTACACGTAAGCGCCACACCTAAACAAGTACTGCGCGCGCTCTATAAAAAACTGCGACCGATCGCGCTTACGCGCGGCCAGCGCATGCACCGGCATGCTATCGCGCGGGATATTTTCGAATGCCACTGCGCCGCGCGCGCGCTGGCTGCGAGGGTTACAGCATGAAATACGAAATTCAAACCTATACATTGTGCGATAGCTGGGGTAATACTTTGCTAGATGAGAATGGCGCGCTGGTCACGTTTGCCACATATGAGGCCGCGCAGGCCGAATTAGATGATCATTTGGCCGACTTAGCGCATGCGGTTGAAAATGGCCACATGGACGACTACAGCGCGGACGACTACCGCATTGTGGGGGTGATCGCATGACCTATTACACACACAAGGCCGCCGCCCAAGCGCTGGCCGATGAATTAACCATGCATGAACTGCAGGCGTGGTCTTACGAGGTACACGGGAGCCCGCGCGGGTTCTACGTGGCTGTGTTTGACGACGACGGGCATTTTTTGGGGATCTTATGACTATTCGACAATTTTTTGACGCGCTGGGCTTTGCGTTCTTTATCGCGCTGCCTTTTGTAATTTATTTTTGGGAGATGACACAATGAGCGAATTCAAATATGAGATGACCGGCACCATGCGCGAGGGCGAGGGCTGGACAAAGTGCGC